ATAGCTTCTTCAAGGTCAACTTTTTCTTGACCAGAAACAAAATATTGTTTGCCATACAACAATATTAAAGGAAGTTCTTCCCTAATCAATTCCAATATGTCTCTGTTTCTAGTTGGGTCCAACATAGAAAAGTAATTGCCTATATTTGCAGGCGCCTCGCCTGTGTTGGTCACCAGATCCATTATTTCAGCCCTCTCTTTTATGACAGGTGCCAATTGGGTTCTGTACTGAGAAAGTTGCTCAGTAATACCTGCCAGCATTTTAGACTGCAATGGTTCTTCTTTGTCCTCTATGCCAAATGCATGGATCATGGCTTTCTTGCAGTATTTTTCCAAATAAACCATGGGCACGCCAGTCGAGAGTAGTTCTACAAAACTACTTTCTGATGAAAGTGTGTTAGAGGAAAAATCCAATCCTGAATTGGGATACCTAAACACATGACAAGTGCCATGATTGGTCCGGCCAGTGCGCCCAGACCGTTGCAAGAGAGCAGCGTCACTCAATTTGAAGAATCGCCTTGAGGACTCAGTAAGAGAATGAGACAAAGTGAAACCAATGTCAGGCGTAATCACAGTGTCGACATTGGGAAGGGTGACACCAACATCTGCAACAGATGTGGCCAAAATGACCTGTGCATCTGCAAGGTCACCTAGATCTGATGAGGCACTCAAAATGACACATTTTCGTGAAATGTTGCCACTCATTGACAAGGCCTCACCAACACTGGTCACAAAGACCAGTGACACAGACGACAAAGGCAAGGAATGAACAAGTGAAATTGCTTGATCCCTGAAATCGTCCAGGCATTGCCTGGATCCTCTGGCTTCCATGTTGTCATGGTTCACCCGGAAAACCCGCCATATTTTTGCTGTGTTAAGTTCAATGATTGGTAGCGTCATCAAATTGTTAGGTGGCGTGGCGGAAGCAAAAATTGTTTTCACCCTCAATTTGATGAGTTCAATCTTGATCAATGCATATGCAGGCTCTGAAATGTGGCATTCATCCACAATGACAAGAAAATTCTTTTTATGCCAAGAAGGGTGCAGTAACCATTCCTGGGCAGTCATGTACCAAATTTTCTTAGATTCATCAAGGACCATACCACTTGTTAAACCACTGGCAGAAAGGTTCATCACACTAGTGACGTAAGGCACCACAGTTTTCACTATAGCGCTACGAGGTTCTATCACGATGATCTTGTCATACCGGGACCCCTCTCTGAGGGCCAGGTACCTGACAAAAGCAGTTGTTTTGCCAGTGCCTGTTGGTGCTGACAAGACAAAATTGGATCCCTTCTCCCAAAGTGAATCAAGGAAAATGCCAACATCATTGTAATTAGGTGGAAGCGAAGTCCAAAACTTGGCATACACACTGTACATGAGTCGGTCCACCCACATTGAAAAGTTTGGCAACCAAATTGCTGATATCCATTCAAACAAAGGCGGTAAACTAATGAAACCCAAAAGTCCCACCACAAACACATCCAAGAAGGCAGTGTAACCAACTCTGGCTTCCATGTGAACTTTGCCATTGATCATAAAAGAAAGTGCCGACACTTTCTTTGAAAGGGTTGACACAAGGGAATATGACCTATTCGGCCGTATCTTTTCAACATACCACATGTACATCCAATGCCTCACAAGCAATGAGGAGAAATTCGGACTTCCTGACATTTGAACATAGATGGAGGGGTCAAGAAAACCATAACATGTTTTGGCTAACATCATTTGGAGATCAGCTGGCCCCACAGCACCATTCTGAAGAGCCATCAAATCCATTGGCCAGGAAGTGACCCTTGCCATTTGACTTTGTAAGGC